CATGTACCCGTTTTTATTAATGGCGTTTTTGAACAAAAAGGCGATAACGGCGCTTCCACGTTTGTTTTGGATTGTTCCGATATTGTTCCAGCCAATCACCTTGTCAAGTTGCACAAAGCTTCTGCCGCTTCCGTCAACAAACTGCGGTCTTTGACGGGTAAGCCTGCCATGGTGCCCTTGGCGCCTTACCTGATGAACGGCAATTCTGGATTTTCTTTTAAGGAAGACCTGATTTTTGAGTTGCCGCCTTCACAGGCCGGAACGGTCACGAACCTTTCCGACCCCGCCCCTGTGGCTGACCCCGCCCCTGTGGTTTCTCCCCCGCCTGTTGTCGATCCTGCCGACAAGGGTGGCACTAAGCCCCTTTTTGGCGGCAAGTAAGGCTTCCGGCCATGGCTATCTGCGTTGCTTATCAGTACGACCTTAACGGGATGCTTTACGAGCAGGTTTTACTCCCCACCGGAGAGCCTGTTAACCAATGCAGTGGTTTCGTTCTCCAGACTTCGCAAGAGCTTGGCTCTGATTTACGTTTGCTGTACCAAGATTACTTTGATTTTGATACCGCTTTATCCGCAACACTAATAACCGCTTTCCTCCTTTCTTTTGTTTCCGGTCACGTTTTGGGCAAGATTCTGGCAGGTCTGCGGCGTGTTTAGCTGTACCCCCCGCCATTTGGCATTTTTTTAATCTTCGAGGTTTTTATGAATAAATCTACCCAATTTAAACTCAAGCTAGGCAAAGCCGCTTTATTTGTAGCCGTTGCTTCTGCCGCCATTTTGGTTCCTGACTTGGCTTCCGCTGATGCCTCTGCTGAGGTTCAAAACGCTATTACTCAGGGTCAAGCCCTTGTCGGTGTTGTTGCTCCTGGCATTATTGGTGTTGCCGCCATTATGACGGGTGTCGCTCTGGTTGTGTCTTGGATTCGTAAGTAATTTGCTTACCACCGTTCTTTTTTCTGTGACTTTTGTGCTGATGTTTGCCGCTGGTTACGTTTCTTCACGTTGATTTTAGGCCAGTCTTTTCGGCTGGCCTTTTCCGGTTTTTTTATGAAGGTCAAATCTAAACAAATCGCACTTTGCATGATCGTTAAAGATGAGGCCGCTGTTATCCGCCGTTGCATCGCTAGCGTTTTACCGCTGATTGATTTTGTTTTGATCGTTGATACTGGCTCAACCGATACAACCCACCGCGTTGTTATTGACTTTTGCACCTCCCATGCCTTGCCTCTGGAGATCATTGACGAGCCTTTCCGGGATTTTGCTTATAACCGCACCTTTGCGCTCCAACAGCTCCGCAAGCATCGGGAGATTGATTATTGTTTGATGATCGACGCGGACGAACAGCTTATTTTTGATGACGGCTTTAACCCCTGCGCTTTTAAGTCCGGCTTGGTACACGGTGCGTATGAAATACAAACCCGCCACGGCTCTTGTTTTTACAACCGCCCCCAGCTTTTTAGCAACCGCCTCCCGTTTTGTTTCCGGTCTGTCTTGCATGAGTACCTGCATTGCGACAAGCCCCACCAGCGTTCCCAGGTCCTAGGCTTTTACAATCTTTACGGCCTTGACGGTGCCCGCTCGAAGAACCCGAACAAGTATTGGCACGATGCCCGCATTTTGTGCGCCGCGCTCCGCACTGAAACTGACCCTTTTTTGCTATCACGTTATGAGTTTTACCTTGCCAACTCTTACCGCGATGCGAAGCAACCCGCTTTGGCTCTTCCCCATTATGTCGCCCGTTTCTCGATGGGCTTCTGGCAGGATGAAATTTATCTGTCTTTGCTTAACATTGCCCGCATCAAAGAGCATCTGCGTTATGACCTCGCCGAAGTCTTACACGCCTACTTAACCGCCGTTAACGCCCAACCGCACCGCGCTGAGGCTTATCTTGGTGCTATGCGTCTTTACCGTAATAACGGCCTCCATCATTTGGCTTTTTTGCTTGGTCAACAGGCCAACGCTTTGCCCATGCCTCCCGCCTCCGCTTTGTTTGTCGAGGTGTCCGCTTATCAGTATGCCGTTGCTGACGAGTTCGCCGTTGCCTGTAACAATACCCGCCATTTTGCCCAAGCTGCTGAGCTTTGCGCCGCTTTGCTGGCTTCCCCATACCTCCCTCTTGAGTGGGCGGAACGCGTAGGGGCTAACCACCGTTATGCTCTTGATAACCTTAAGGTTACAGCCTGATGTCTCCCCGCCTTGCCCTCTTACCGGCCGCCGTCTTTTACGCGCTTTTTTACTCACAAGATATTTTTGCATTATCGAAGGAAGCTGCTTGGCAATACTGTTCTGCTGCTAGCTCTACTTTTAATGGTGTTAGCAATCCTCAAGGTTCGCATTGCGAAGATTATCCTTCGGCAACTGATCTTACTCAAGGTGCTGTTGTTCTTAAGTATTACAACGTTCTTATTCCTCAGATTAGCTATAGTTACGGCACTTTATGCGATTTATCAGCTACTTACCGATTTAACACCATTACTCATACTTGCATGATCCCCCCAAATTGCGGGCAATATGATCCGGCTCCTGATGGCTCTGGCGTTTCCGTGCTTTTTTCTTGCTCTCTTAATGACGGCCTTACGTCTTGTACTGAGCCTAGTTATACTCATTCCAGCGGGGTTTCTGAACCATCATTTATTAAAGACGATATTGCGCACTGCTCTGCTGTTGGTGGTCATCCTGTCGGTGATACTGGCGGCACGGGTGGTACGGGTGGCACTGGCGGCACCGGAAGCACTGGAAGCACTGGAAGCACTGGAAGCACTGGAAGCACTGGCGATACAAGCGGCGACACTGGCGACACTGGCGGCGGCGGTCCTACTGGTGGCACTGGCGATACTGGCGGCGGTGGTGGTTCAAGCACTGGCGATACAAGCGGCGGCGGTTCTACTGGTGGCGGTGCCTCTGGAGGTTCCGGTGATGGCGGTGGCTCTGGCGGTTCTGGTGATGGTGGTGGCTCTGGCGGCTCTGGTGATGGCGGTGGCTCTGGCGGTTCTGGTGATGGTGGTGGCTCTGGCGGCTCTGGTGATGGCGGTTCCGGTGGCTCTGGCGGCTCCGGCACTGGCGGCACTGGCAAAACGGGCGGCGTTTGTCCCGAAGGCACATCTCTTTATCTTGGCACTTGCACTGATAGCCCCGGTACCCATCCGCTCCAAAGCGGCGGCTCTGGCGGCACTGGTTTCGATGGCTCTTCTACCGATGACCTCACCCAGGCCCAAGACGACTACCGCGCGAAAATTCAGGAAATCCAAGATTACATGATTGGCATTAACTCTTATACCCCTTCCGGTGGTGGTGGTGCGCTTCCGGTTGTCGAAGTTGGCAATCTTCTTGGTGTTGACGTGGTTTATGATTTTCACCAGTGGGAAGACAAGCTCGTTGTTATCTCTGACGCGATTATGTTTCTCGCTTATATTTATGCTTTTACTATCGTGATGGGTAAAAAATAATGGATTTTCTCAATTCGGTTATCGACTTTTTTAATCAGATAATTACCTTTTTAAGCTCTGGCATCTATGATTTTTTTGTTCAGTGGTTCGCCGAGTTTGTGATCTGGTCTACCGTTTCCGCTATCAAGTTTAAGATTTTTGTTATCTCAGTCTCTTGGGATGTCGCCCAGTCGGTTTTACAGCAGTTGGACGTATCGTCTTACATATCAACCGCTTTTTCGTCTTTGGATGCTGATGTTTTTTCCGCCATTACCTTTTTTAAAGTGCCGGAAGCTGTCCATATCGTTACCAGTGCTTATGTCACCCGTTACGTTATGTCGTTTGTAGGGCTGTGAAGTGGCGACCGAGATACACCATGGCCCCCCGGGTTCTTTTAAATCTTTCACTTTAGTCCAACGCTTTGCGATTGTCGCCTTACAGCAAGGCCGTACTATCGTTACGAATATTAGGGATTTTGATAATCTTGACCTGATAAAGGACGCTTTCCCCGATCTGGATTTTCCGTCCTCTGCCCGTATCCTTTGGATTGACACCCGTACTGCTGATGGCCGTCTGGTTATCGCCTGTTTTTACAAGTGGGTCCCCTTTGGTGCCATGATTGTTATCGACGAAATACAACAGATTTATCCTGACCGCCGAGATTTTAAGCTGGAGAGTTTGGACAAGTGGTTGCCTCATCCTGATGATATTTTTGACGACGGAATGATCTCTGAAGGCCGCCCTGAAGACGTTTTTACCGCTTACGACAAACAACGGCACTTTAACTGGGATATTCTCGCTTCCACGACCAACATTGCAAAAGTAAAGCGCGAAATCCGCGAGGTTACGGACTTTGCTTACCGACACCGTGATTTATCTGGGCTTATTCCATGGTGGAAGAACCGCTGGATAGAACACCAACACGACCCTGAAAATAATGGCAAATCCAAATCGCATACTGCAGGCGCGCCCAAGCAGTATAAAGCCGACACCCGAATTTTTAAGTGTTATTCGAGCACGGCGACAGGCGAACATGTCGCAAACCCGTTCAAACGCTCAATTTTTACAGACCCTTCAATTTTGGGTTTTATTGTTTTGCTCGGCCTTTGCCTCGCTTTTTTCTTTGCCATTTCGGGTTCTTCCCCTTCTAAGAAAGTCGCTCCTGCCGCTCCTCAGGTCGATTTGCCGCCCGTTTCTGCCGCTGGTCAAATGGCTAGGGCTTCTGATCCTCCGCGCCCTGTTTCTCTTAGCAGTGGCTCTGCTGTTGTCCAAAGCCCTCCGCCTGCTTCTGTTGTTGCACGGCCCTTAGGCTCTCTTGATGACCAACTTATCCGCCGCTGGTCTGTGCTTGGCATTCCTAAGGATGAATTGCTCACCGTTCCCGTTTTTTGCCGCATTTATCCCCATAGGGTCGTTTGCCCCATCCCTCTCGATACCCGCGCCCACCGTGAACAAGTTTATTATTCCCAAAACCGCGCTTGTGATACCAAGTTCTGTTACCTCTATTTTGCCGTTAACAGCCCCCCGCCGCCGTCTTCTTCCCAGAATTATTTAACTAAAACTGCCGCTAATATCCCTTATCCTGCATTAACGCCATAAGCGCCGGGCGAACCCGTGGAGCTTGCGGAACGCGTGCAGCCCGAAGCGTTGGCGGTGGTGCCGATATTTCCGGTTGTAGGGCAGGGGGGTTATAGTTTCTTTTTGGTTGACAGTTACCCGCCATTATCCGTCTTTTCCGCCGTTTTCCCCATCCGGTGCCGCCCCGATCGGACCGGATCCGCCTTCCGGCCACCTTTTTTAGTCCGCTCATTGGTACGGTTATGTTAAACAGTCCCAGCAAGCGTAGTTCGCTTTTCCCACAATCACACAATTTCTAAAACAAACCCGCGAAGCGCACTTGCCATGAAGTGTCTTGCATCTTCATATTAGCGAAGCGGAACTGCCTAAACAGCAAAAGCGTAACGAAGTTAGCTTTTATCCCGCCGTGAGAATTGGCCACCATCGCTTGCCGTACAAAGTTCGCCCGACCCCAACCCCGCCATTGCCAATTCTTACCCCTAATAACTGCTTTTTTACAAGCGCGGAAGCGCGGCACACAAGCAATTAATTATTGTCATTGTGACGTTAATTCTGTATGATTTTATTTTCTGTTACATGACAATAATTAATATTATGCAAGACACTAACGACAAACTCACTGCCGAGCTTTTTAGCTTGCCAAAAAAACGCGGTCGTCGTCCTAAGCCTGATTCAAAATCCGGTGCCGAACGTCAGCGCGCTTATTTGCAAAGACAGAAGGAGAAGATGAAAGAAATCAACCCCGACAATCTTACACGCGCTGAATTTTACGAATTTTTGCGCCGCCAAAAATTTGGCCTGTCTGACCTTGCAAACTCAGATCATGAATACGCTCTTCATGCCCGTTGGACGTTAAATTATCTTGAATCGCTACAGATTTCTTTTGATTGTTTTTTAAATAGAAGGGGGATTTATGATAATTGATTTTTTTACAGCCAGGGAAATCCGATTTTTTAACTGTGTCGGTCATGATCGATTTTCTTTGCCTCACGCATTTTACTTATTTTTTGGTGGCAGCATTGCTGATGCGAATGAAAAGGTTGCTCCTTATCGTTCGTTCGTTATTTCTGGCCGCGTATCTTTTTTTTATACTTCATCATCGCCAAGGCATGTCGAGGTTTGGATTAAACGCAGGATTTAACGCCTTAAAAAGACCCCGAAAAAAACCCGCCTCAGACTTCGCATAATGCATATTATGTTAAATTATAGGGAAAGGCAAAAACGGGGCGGGCTACTACCCTTGCGGGTTTGAGAGATGCTAGCAAATGAGACGAGGAACCCAAGTAAACCCCAACTGGACTTTTACCGACTGGAGAAAAGAAGCCGGATACAGCATCAAAGAATGCGCCAAGCTGTTTGAAGTCAGCGAGAAGACCGTCAAGGCGTGGGAGGAAAACAAAAGGAAACCGCCACGCGCGGTTTTTTTGTGCCTGCAAATTTTTAGCGGGCGGCTGGATTTTTTGGGCAAGCCTTGGCGGGGGTTCCGGCTGATGCCCGACCATATCCAAGCGGACAACGGCCAACACATTTGGCACTATGAAGTGTATGCCCTCCCCTACATCTACCAAGTGGCGGAGCTGAACAGGTCGCGGGTTTGCTTGGCGATGAAAAGCCGGGTCGAAAACGGCGAAAAAAGCCCGCCGCTGACCCTGCCGGAAGAGAATAATGTGGTGATATTTCGGAAAAGGGGCGACAAATAGCAGGTTAATTCCGTAACGGTAAGCGGACGCTTGGGGCGGTTGAAGGCAGCACCGCCTTAAGCATGCGAAATGACCTTGAGCATCAGCGCGGTGATGACGGCCACCTGCAAAATGCCGACACCGACCACCCAACGAACCAGTTCGGCTTTGGTTTCGGAAATTTCTCTCCTGACCGTTTCAATGTCGCGTTTCAGCTCGGCACGAACCAACTCCATTTTAAGTTCGGTTTCCTTAATTCTGGCATCCAAGTCCTTGGCGGTAACCAGTTTGTCCAAGTCGTGTTCATTGCGCAGGTAGCCGATGGTCGCATCCGCAGACCGACGCTGTAAGCGCGTGATGGATTCGGCCTGTTGTTCGCTGAAACCCGCCTGCTTAAGTTCGTTAAAAAATTCGTGGGTGTCAAAGGCAAATGCTGTCATGGTGGGTATTGGGTAAATGTTTGGTTTAAGGGCAGTTTATCAGGCAAAAGGACACGGGGCAACCGAAGGCGTAATGGTTATCTGCAAAAGCCCGGCACAGACCAGCCAGCGGATAAGTTTGGACTTTATCTCGGCAATATCTTTGTCTTTCGTGTCTTGTTGTGTTTTTGGTTCATCGTCTTTCAGATCACGTTCGGCGGCAATAGTGTCCAGCTCATAATATTAGTGCCGTACCTGTTCCGCTATATGGTTAACCGTGGCCTTTTGCAGGTCAAATGGATGTCGAAGAATACTATAGCCATTTTTTCCTCATTGCAAAAATTCAATCACTTAGCAGCAGTTTATCAAGCAAGATTTGATGGGGCAATAAAGGAATATAGGCTTTGCGGCTATATTCCATCGGCAATAGCGTTTATTTTATCGCCAAGGGGTTTAATAAAATCCCATAATGATCTAAGCTTATAATAAGCAAACCTAATATAAGGTAATGAATATGAAGTTTTTAGCAAAATTGCTTGCCCAGACTG